GACTTAGATCTTGGATCTAAATGTAAGTTCTGAGAAGGAATTTCTATATCAACTCCGCCACTAGCATAACCGTCTTTGTTTACTCCAACTGGTTTTGTTATTTTTGGATCCTTCATAATTTTCTCCTATTTTTATTTAATATACTATCTTCGAGGGCCTTTCAAGACATTTACGTCTCTAGCCTTCATTTGATCTGAGGTTAATTTAACATCAGCAGATATTAATGATTTTTCAATAGATGTATCTGCTCTTAGATTAGCTAATTCATCGTTTTGTTCAAGTTTTTCATCATTGATAGATTTAGCTTGCATCATTTTCATTTTATCAAGATTAATTCTAGCTTCATCCTCTTTAACTTTTCTTTCATTCTCCATAGCTTTTAAATCTACTTCTCTTTGTTTTAATTTAAGTAATGGATCGTGATCAAACTGAGATGTTATTTCTTTTTCTTCCTTCATAAAGTCTTCAGTCATTTCAGCAATCAAGATAGCTTTTCTTGCTTCTATTTTTTGAGTTACTTGTTGAAATTGTTGTTGAACTTGAGGATTCATTGTAGCCTGTTGTTGCATTTGTGGCAACATAGCAAACTCCTGCTGAAACTCTAATTGTACTTGTTCTTGTGCCATCAACGATATGTGCTCCATAATGTTTTTCTCTAACGCAGCTGTAATGCTAGGATTATTTCTAACAAAATTACTAGCCATAAAATTTAAGTGAGCAGTAACGTGTGCTCTATGATCTTGACCTGGAAACGCTTGAAAAGGTTTCATACCCATTGCATCAATATGTTCGATTGCTGGATCTTTTGGAGCATTAGGTGGAGGAGGTGGTAGTATTCTATCAATATCCTTTACACCAATTGCATTATACATTGTTCTGTACGCATTATACATATTATGCATTTGTGGATTAGATTGTGCTAATTGTAGTTGTGTTTGAGCCATAGAAATTCTTTGACTCATTGAAAATATATTTGGATCAGCTACAGGTAGAATATCTACCTTGTCATCAAAATCGGTTTGTTTAACATTTCTTGCAGCACCTGGAACATCATAAGGATATTCTGGTGGGAGAGATGTAGAAAATATTGTCGACAATAATTTAAATTCATTTTTAAGACCTACATAAAGTCTTTTATGGATTGCTGACATCACTCTTGAACCACGTTCTAAAAGAGCCACGGTCGTACCAACAGCGGCCTGTTGATTCCCGTCCCCAACCTGCATGTCAGCAATGGACGCGAATCTCTGTCCTGCTTGAACTACAATTCCCATCAACTGTAATAAAGTTTGTGATGGTTCCTTGTAAGGTAAGAATACGAAAGCATCTTTTAGATTACCACCTGGAGTGTCAACATCTTTAAATTCTCCTGGTTGTATATTTGCGGCATCATCTTTTACTCTGACACCTCTTTGCTTAAATCCTGCGGGTAAGTTTGATAATGTCCCAGCATCTAATAACTGACGGAGAGCCGCAGTTGCAGTACGACTCAATCCGCCAATCATATGTATTAATCCTAAACCATAAAATCCTAGTCCTGGCAGAAATTTGAAGTGGACAAAATATTGGATTTTTTTCTTGGTTGGATCGTTGGGCGCAAAGTTTCGTCTAATAGACAAAACTTTCCTACTACCTTCCTCGATTGTAACGATGTAAGGTAATTTTATTCCAGTTGGTTCTCCGTCGGCACCAACATCTTCGAAACCTTCAATATCTAGATTAACGTGGCATTCTAGAAGTGTATACATAGCTTCTACTCTTTGGGATTTTGTAAGTCCTTCGACTTCTCTCTCTTTTTCTTCTAAGTCATTCAAATTTGCATCTGTTGGTTTAGAAAGTTCTATATCTGAATAAAAACCAGCTACTTGTTGTTTACGTAAATCATTTTCAGAAATTTTAATTCGATGAATGACTGATTCCGCATCTTCTAATGAGGTAGCCGTATACGGAACAATCAAATCATCTGCAGGGATAAACTTAGAAACAGCTCGTCCCAATAAATCGTCATAGTAAACTTTTTTAAAAGTCGAACCTGATAGAGGTAGATAAAATAACATTTGATCAAACTCTGGTTCATATTCTTTCATTTGATCCATCAATTGATAGTTCATAAAGTTTTTCACTCTTTGAGCCTGTTGTTCTTTTTGTGGGTTACTCGCGCCCATTACTTGAGTTCGTACAGGTCCGTCTGCCGGTAATAATTCTTTATAAGCTAATGCTTGAAATTGTGTAACAGCTTCAGCAAGAACTGGGTGAGTTGCACCACTAGCTCCTTGAAATGGTTCTGTTCTATTTGTGTATTTAAATCCTAATAAATCTAAACCAGTAATATAAGCTCTTTCCCATTCAGCTCTTGAATTTTTATATTCCATGTAATCGTTTTGTAACTGATTACCAATTGGGTCTGTAATATCTTCTGGTAGTAAATCATTTAAATTTGCAAACGGATCTCCTTGTTCAGGCATTTGCATTGCATTAGGGTCAAAATCAATTGTAGCCCCATCATCGTCTTCTGTAATTTCTACTGGTCCCTTACCTAACGCGTCTGCAACATCAACTTCTTCCATTTGTTCTCTTAGAACGTCATCTTCCGGTCGCTCGTTAGGGAGACTTTTATCCATATCTGCCATATTTATTCTCCTATACTTTCTTAACTTGTTTTGATGGTAATTTCAACCCTTGTGATAAAGGTCCCTTTTTAGGTGGCACTGCCCACCATTTAAAACCAGGATTAGCTCTAAGCTTTTGTGCTAAGTTTGGTTTTTTCTTATTTGTTGGTTTATTTTTTATACTCATATTTACTCCTTAATCCTGTTATACCGCCTTCGGCTTTTCGATCAGCTCTATTAATATACTTAGTTGTATTACCTCCCATTAATTCAGGATATCTTTCTTTATATCTTAATACATCTTCAAATCTTATTAAATTATCAGGATCCATTCCTCTTGATAAGTTAAATTTATATAATTCTCTTTCATCCATATTATTAATTTGTCTTTGAAATTCTGCTTTTTCTTGTGGATTCATTGTAAAAATATTGTTTTGTACAAAGTTGCCATATTTACCAGAAGTAAAATAAACCTGTCTTTTTTGCATAGGGTATGAAAATTTATTTTCTTCTGCAATTCTATCCATAGTTTCTGCTTTAATATCTCTAAACGGTTTACCAAAAAATTCTTGTCCACCAATGTTAATAGGTGCTCCAGCTTCACTTACTTGTAGATTAGTTTTATAACTTCTAATCATGTTATCTCGTTCTGATATTGCTTTTGCAATTTCTTCATTTGATTCTTTTTTTAGAGTATTATAATATTCTTTTTTATCTTCAATTGTCGAATTAAAACCAAAGTCAGGATTTTCTCCAAACTGGGTAGCAACTTTATCAGCGTGTCTTTTCTTTGCATAAATAAGATCATTTATTTCTTGATCCTTAGCATTTAAATCAGTTGCTTGATCAAAGATTTCTCCATCACCACCTTTTGCTACAAACCTTTCTTTTATTTCCTCTATTTTAGCTTTATCACCAATTTTCCATGTATTAATCGACGCTGCTTGAATTGCATTTTTAGCTGCTACTTTAAAAGACTCACCCTTACTAAGATTGTTTTCTAAATCCAATACTCCAAGAACTATATCAGCTATACCAAATACTTTACCCACTGCACCAGCCCCACTTCTTGCTGCATTCTTTAAACCATTTGCAACAGCTTTTCCTGCTTTAGAATTTACTATTTTTTGAATTGTTTTATCTTTCATTAACAAGTCAGTGTTGAATCCAGAACTTAATGTAGTTCCGCCTTTGCCGTCAATGTAATCTATAGGTCTTGCATTTAAAAATTTATCTAATTTTTTTCGTCCTTCAACCTCATCAATTAAACCTGCATCAACAGCTTCTTTAAAAGTTTGTTCAGCAAGGTTAGCTTTAATAGTCAAATCATCCATGCTTCCTATTTTAATATCACCTAGATCTTGGTCTACTAAACCTATTCCAAGTTGTTTAAAAACATTATTTCCTCTTTTAACAGTTAAATCATTTGCATCTATTGTAATTGGGTTAACTCTATCTTTTAACAAAGGATACTTTTCAACTGTTTTGTCTACAAATTTTTGTATGTCTTCATTTAAAGTTATTATTTTATTTTGTAAATCTGCAGGAACATTTTTACCTGCATCAATAAATTTTTTAGCTTGAATGTATAATTTTTTTTGTTCTGGGTAGAATTTTTTATTTAAGTTATTTTCCAAAGTTTGAACTCCACCTTTGTTTTTTCTTACACCTTTTCTGTTAACTTCATAATTTTGTGGATTTAAATCTTCAGGTCTCATTTTTTGTTTTAACAAATATAATTGTTTTATACTTGATTGATGGCCCATTTCAATTGGAAGCAGCTCTCTAGGTTTTCCACTTATTGAACCTGATGTTTTATATTTTTCTAAACCTAAAGCTTCTTGAATTTCTTTTTTATATTTATACAATTCTTTTTCATAATCTTTAGAACCCAGTATATTAATTTTTTTACCTCTTCTTTTTGCAGTTGCATCTTGAAGAACACTTACTGGGTCAGTTTTTAATCTAGGTCTTGGTTTTTTTTCAAACGTTAAATTTTTAAATTCTGGTTCTTTTTTAACAGCGTTTACTGCTTTTCTAAATTGATCGTCATTTGGAAAAAGATCCATATCTACAAGTTTTCTTAAATCTTCATTAGAAAAAGATTTACCACCTACTTTTATAAGATCATTTAAAGCTGTTCTAATTTCAGCTTGACCTCCAGTTTTTTTTTTAAAACCAATTTCTCGCCCTGGAGAGTATTTACCTGTGTCTTTTTTAATTTTTGGAATAGACTCTCTATATTCTCTTGCAGCTTTTAAAGCGTTTTCTTTACTACCATAATCACTAAAGTTAAAAGTTTTATAAAATTTTTCACCACCTTTTCCTCCAGCCTTTCCACCTCTAACAACTGAAACTTCAAAAGAATCTGATTGACTTAGTTTTCTAATATTGGGTCCATATTCGCCACTATACCCGGGCCGTGATCCGTCAGCATTGGGTTTTACCATCTGTCCACCATCAGCTGCATTTTCTCTTATAAACTCTGGAGCAAAATCTTTTAATGGAATAGGTTCTCCTTTAGATCCTTCCGGTCTATCTTCTAGATATTTTAAATAATATTCTCTAGTTTCGTCTTCAATTCCAGCCATAGGATTTCTATCTTCAAAGTCATCGAATGGATTTTGTACAGGCGGTAACTCTGATGCAGGTTTCATGGTCCCTGGACCAAACTTCTCGTTTATCATGTCTTTAATTCTATCAGTCTCAGCGCTTGCTAATCTAAAAGCTTCTTCGTCTTCTTTGACTAATTGTTGAAACACACCACGACTATCTTGTGAATTTAGTGCGTAGTTCTTAAACCATCCCTGTGCTTTAAAATAATCGTTGCTCATATTAAGTTGGGTCGTAGTATTGACCTGTACTATACCCCTCCGTTGCAAACTCAGTTGGATCCTCTCCCATTTGTTTTAAAACTTTTTTCTTTTTAATAGATTCAGATATATCTTTAATTAAAAGTTTTTCACCACCTAGTTCTGCAAGTTCTGATGTATCAGAATACAAACCTTTAACATCACCTACAGCATTTTCTCCCATCGTTAATTCATAATCATCAACACCAAACATTGTTTGTTCTGGAATACGTTCAACTGCTTCAAACTCATCTGCTGGTTTAACACCTTTAGTTCCTTCATCAGCGATGCCTGGTGTGTATCTCATGTTGACACTTTCACCAAGTGCAGTGTTACCACCAATATAATCTATATCAATCTCACCACTTCTTGTGTCATAATAAACATCAACTTTACCAGTTGGTGTGTCTAATGATTTAACAACCTGACCGTCTTTAACTGCTTGTTTTGAAATATCTGTACCTTCTCTAAGAGCTTTATTAACTAATGGTTGTAGCCACGCCGGTGCGCCTGAGCCACCTTCAATAATTACTTCGTCAATTACTTTTTTGCTTATGGCTCCTGATTCTTTTCCAAGTATTTTAACAAGTCCTGCTTTAAGAGCTGCAACACCTGCTGCAGTTCCACCTAAAAATTTTAAAAATCCTCTACGAGCTATATCAATACCGCCTCCACCAGCATAACCTGGTCTTTCACCCAATAGTCCTGCTAACCCACCTTCGGCATAACCTTTTTGTTCTACATACTGGTCATATTCTTCTCGTGTCATAGGTTCAGCATCACTAAAAAAACCACCTTCGTCATCAAATTTTTTAGCTACTTCAAAAGTTTGATCAGGATCAAAAGCACCCGTTAGTTGTCCAATCTTACCTTGTTTATCAATAATATTTTTTTGTTGATCTGTAATTAAACCTAAAGTCATATCTTCCATATTATATTCTGGATTTGTAACTTGTTGTTTTGTTTCATCGTATATATTTTTTAATTTCATTAAGTCTCTAAGTTCAGTTCCTAAAATCATAGGATTGTACATATAAGCACCTGTTCTTAAAATTCCTCTTGTAAGAGGAGTGTTGTAACGACTACTTTTTATTTTATCTATTGCGCTTGGGTTTGTTATTGAATTTATTTCTTTTGCTGTGTAGCCTGCGTTAACCATTGCTTGAACTGCGTTTTGTCTATCATTTCCTCTATCATCTGGTCCACCTCCAACTGCAGCTGCACCAGGAGCAGTACCTGAAACATTACCTTTTTTATCTCTTCCTCCACCTTGGTAACCTTTGTCGGATGCACCCATAGTACCACCGCCACCAAAAGCTGCTCTACCACCTGCGAAACCTATACGACCACCTTCTGCATTATTTTCTCTAAAAAAAGAATTTGCAAAGCTTGATTTTGACATTGTTCCACCACCTTTTTTATAGTCATGCCAATGATCTAACATGTCTTTTACTTTTAAATAATCTTCAGGAGTAAGACCACCACCTTTAAACGGAATTCTCATGTTGTCATTATCTTCACCGAGTAAATAATTTAAACCTGTTGAGGTAGTTGCTTGTGATCCGGGGGCCGTGATTCTTGTTCTAGCCATCAAGGCATCCGAACCATGGCCAATGTCTGATAGATCAGGCTCCACGGTTGCCTGACCACCGCCATAATATCCTGCACGACCGCCGGTTGAGTTTTTAGTTCTGCTTGTGTTTTTAAAAGTTTCTATAATTTCTTCCTCACCCTTACCTTTTTCCATCATTTTAAAAGCTTCATCAAGTGTTCCAAGTAGTTCTGCTTTTCGTTGTGGGTTATCATCTATTAAAATTTTATCTACTAAATCGTCCGTAATTCCTGGATACTTTTGTTTTAATCTAAATCTTTCAGCAGTCTGAGTTGCACCTAGACCTTCCATTTCTTTTATAGAATCTTCAAAATTCATTTCGTCAGCTTGTTCTGCTTTAACTCTTTTATAATCTTGATCTAAAAATTTTTCTAACTCGTCTAATTCCTCTGCATCATCTCTACTAAATAATCTATAATCCTTTGTAAGTTCTGCTTCTTCTTGTCTTTTTTTTAATAAATTTAATCTAGCTGGAGACTTTGATCCAGGTTCTGGATCTAATTTACCTATTTTATATTGATCGTACATGTAGTCATACTCATCTTTCATGTCTTTTTCTCTTCTTAAAAGTTCTTCTATAGTTTCATCACCTGCAACATTAAAACCTCTACTATCTTCAGCGTCATCTAATATTTCTTTGTAGTAATCATAATCAGGTGTTTTACCATCTTCCATAAACACACCTTCTTTTTTACCTATGCTACCTTTAACATACAAGTTGTCTGGATCTCGTTGAAAAACCCAATCGTTAGATTGGTCTACAATTCTATCAATATCTTTTTGTGTTAAATTTTTATATTTACCTTTTTTACCAATAACTTTATTAACTTCTTTCATAGCTTCAATTGGTTCTTTCTTAACAATCATTGCTATGAATTCATCAACCAATTTACCACCAGCAAAACTAGCACGACCACCTTTTGCAAAATTTACATCATCGTCTGGTGTTGGAGTAACTACTTCTTCTTGTTTAGTTAACGTTAAAGTTCCATCACCAACATATTTTTTATCTTTAACTTTTAATAAATCTTCACCCATGTTTTCTTTAAAAATTAATTCGTAGTGATTAAAGTTTTCACCTTTCTCAAATGCACCAGGAAAAGTTCCAGCTTTTTTATAAGCTTCATCGCCGTAAATTTTTTTAAATACTTTTATCGGATCATCTTCCATCATTGGAGAATATTCCATAATTCTAAACTGATCGTCTTTGTCTAATTTAATTCTACCATTTTTATATTCGTTTTTTAAAAATGTTCTAATAGCAGTTCTAAGTTGACCTTCTTCATGCATACTACCACCAAGGTACTTATCGCTTTTTGCTTTTAACGGTTGACCACCTGTTTCAAAAAAATCTTTTAAATCTTTTTCTGCACTTTTTAATCCTGCATCTGCATCGTCTTTCATAGTCTTTGCAGTTGAATTTAAATCTTCAAGAGTTTTTTTTAATTCTAATTGAGTATTTTTAAATTTAGCCATCTCTTCCGTAGAACTTATACCTCCAGAAACTTTAATAGGTTTTCCGCCAAACTCTTTGTAGTCCATTATGTTATTTAAAAAATTCATTCGCTCAACATCGTTCATACCCTCAATAAATTGTGCTTCTTTTCTAAAAATATCTAATACAGTTCCAAAGTTTCCACCTGTATCTCTTTCAGCTGCTAGTAAACCTACTTTTGTAGCACTAGACTTGTTTTTAGTAGCAAGTGTTTTAACATTTGATGATTGTTTTTTGGATACATCTATTCCAAGGTTTGCTAATGACTCTACTAATTTTGTGTATACAATTCCTGCCATTTTTAATAATACTCCATAATCCTAGGTTCTGACTTCTCGTCTTCGTAATCTTCTGGATGGGGTAGGAATCCTCCCTGCCTGAATCGCATAACGGCCATAGTCATACTATCGACTAAGTCATCATGATCGCCATAAGGAAATGATGCACACTCCTCAATGACTTCTTCTGCAAACTTTCTATCAGGAGCCCAAATTAAACCGGCCTCGAATAGCGGTGCACAAGAATTTACACGTACGTGCTTATCATTACCACGACTTGGCGTAAAAGTCATCACTGGAATGTCCATTTGACGTAATTCATGAGTAAGGGGTGTTCCCGATGCTTTTTGTTCAACGATCACCATGTCAGGTTTCCAATATTGATATTGCTCTAACGCTTGTCGACGTAATTCTGGAAATTCGTAACGATCTTTAATAGAATCTAGCAAAATTAAATTTGGTTTAGAGTCTTGGTTTGGATAAAACACTCCCCAAGTGGTAATAGCAGAATAATCGGCTGTTTCTTTTTTTAAAAACGCAGTATCATAACTTTGAATGATGTAATGACATTCCGGAAGATAGTCTTTGTCCCAAGTTTGCCACCATTCACGTTTTATTAGTGCTCCTTCTTCAGAAGTTGGCTTTTGCATCCATTGTGCGTTCCATTTTCCAACTGGAAGTGTTGCTTTCACCTTCTCTAACTCGTCCATTTTCCAATATTGTGGCCAAACAGGTTTTTTCTTTTCACCATCACCTAAGATTGCTGGAAATTCGACCACGTCCCAGTGATCACCTTTAACATCTTTTTGATTATCTAATAAAATTCCTGTTAAATCTTTTTTTGACCAACGTGTCATAACTAAAACGATCTTGGCTCCTGGTTGAAGTCTTTGACGTGGTCCTGATGTGTACCATTCATACGCATTATCAAATGCAGAAGCTGACATTGCGTCTTGCTCCGAGTGTGGGTCGTCAATTATTAATAGGTCAGCACCCCGTCCGGTGATTGCACCGCCGACACCAGCTGCAAAATACTCGCCACCTTGTGCTGTTTCCCACCTACCAGCGGCCTGGCTGTCTTCTCTTAATCTTGTATCAAATATTTTTGCATAATCTTCAGAGTCAATTAGTGTTTTTGCTTTACGACCAAACCTTACAGCAAGTTCCCCTGTGTGTGTTGCTTGAATGATCTTTAATTTTGGATTACGGCCCACCATCCACGCTGGTAATAAGTATGAAGCGAACTCAGACTTCGTGTGCCTTGGTGGCATGTTAACAATTAGTCGTGTAATTCTACCTGTTGCAAGGTCATTAAATTTTTTAGCTATGACCCTGTGGTGAGGTCCCTCTATGAACTCGGGCCACACAGCTTTGACAAAGGACATAAAATCGTCTTTAGCACGATTTTTAATTTTCTTTTCAGCCATCATTACTTGTAACTGTAAAAGTTCTTTTCTAACGTCAGCAGGTAATTTACTTATATCTATATCTTTTAAATTCATAAAAATTTTTTATAAAATTTTTTGCACCTTTTTACAAGTGAAGAAGTTTTTTACCACCATTAACTGTCTAAATCAAGCAATACAACCTGAAGTAGTGGGACCCCTTTTTATATAAAGGTGTATCGACTTATACAAAGCAAAGTTAATTGACCTTGGTCCTGGTACCTCTATTGATTATATAAATTATATGTGTGTGGGTGGGTGAGTGTGTGTCCTACAGGACACACACTTGTTTGTGTATTCTAGTCGAGCAATACCATGTAGGCTGCTGCATTGTGTTGTCTGAAGTAGTTTATATCTTTACGTACTTTGTCCCAAAGTTTAGAGCCACCGTATCCAAGTTCTTTGTCTTCGATCGTTGCACCTAATTCATTAATAAAGATTCTATCATGAATGATAGACTCTTCCTTGGTTAACATAATAGATTGTCCATTAAATCTATTCTTACGCTCTTCTGTCTTCTCTGTTGAGTTTGTTCTATTACTTCTTGTTGTCATGTTATTTCTCCTGTATTTGTTATAGGATTATCCTAGTCTAGTTCGGTCCTATTGTCAACCCTTTCAATACTATGACTTGCACCATAATAACTATCCTCAGTCTTAACCTTGGCATATCCTTGGCTCTCTCGTCTGTGTCTGATAAACTCAATCGGTCGGCCCTGTTCAATATTGGTCATGTTAATTGCTAACCATTGCAACTTACATGATTGAGAACAAAAGTATTTATCTGAGTCTGAAGCTTGCCAACCATATTGATTAGGACCTTGGTCCATGGTTGCATATGCATATCGCCCTCTAATCACTCCACGAGATTTTAAAAATCTATCTGATGTAGTTTGTGTATGGCAATTTGGTCCTTGGCAAAAATGTTTGTTAGGCATTGTTATCCCCCTCGGTCATTTGAAATCTTGCCAAGATTTTGGCATGACTTTCAAGAGTTCTTTCAAATGTTTTAATTCTATCTTCTAAGAATTTAATTTTCTGCCTGTCATATCTTTCAGCTTTGTTATGGTCATGTAGTTCAAAGTGTTCTGGTGTTAGTTGTGTCATAATTAAAACCTCACTTTCCATGATTTAGTTGCTGTTCTATATCCGTCAGCGTCCATATCAAAATACACCATAATTTGATGACCTACTTTAGTTAATCTTTCTTGACACTTTTCCGTCCATTTTGCGTTTCTTGTTATATGCTTTTTATGTTTCTTTGCGTAGTATGTTATTTTAAATGTTTGTCCTATTTCCATGTTTCTTTCTCCTGTATTGGTTATAGGACTATCCTATTACAGATAGCCCTAGTTGTCAAACTTAATTTAGACTTTCTTCATATTGTTTTCTTGCCAATATTTTTGCCTCTCTTGTGTTAGCTGATTGTTTATTCTTCATGCCTTTA